TCGAGCTGCCCGCCGTGCACGAGGCGCCCACGGTCGACGCGGCGCGCCTGGACGCGGCGCAGCTGCCGCTGCTCGTCGTGGTGACGACCGGCTTCACGTCCGCGCCGACCCGTGACGAGGCCGGCGTGGACGAGACCCGGGCCGGACGCAGGTCGTTCCGGTGACCCGCATCGTCACCGGCGACGACGTGCGAACCGCCGTCATCGACACCCTGACCACGCACCTGCCGAACGTGCTCGACGACCTGGGCGACCTCGAGCTGCCCGCCGTGCACGAGGCGCCCACGGTCGACGCGGCGCGCCTGGACGCGGCGCAGCTGCCGCTGCTCGTCGTGGTGACGACCGGCTTCACGTCCGCGCCGACCCGTGACGAGGCCGGCGTCTTCACCGGCGTCTTCGGGGTGCTGGTCGAGTTCTTCATCCGCTCCGCCGAGGGCACCTACGGCGCGACCGCCCGCGACGCCCGCCGGTACGCCGCGGCGATCCGCACCGTGCTGGTCGAGCGGTCCACCCTCGACGGCTACGCCCAGGACGTCGAGGTCGTCGACGAGGGCTACGACGACGGCGACCCGGCCGCCGCCCGCACCTTCGCGATCGGGCAGGTCGCCTGCCTGGTCACCGTCTGGGACATCAACCGCTCCGGCTCGTTCTTCACCGAACCCGGTGGCGCGTCCGTCGCCACCGAGACCGTCGTCACCGTCCAGCCCTACTAAGGGGAGTCACATGGTCAAGAAGGTCGCCTTCAACGGCACCGAATCCCCTGTCGTGATCGACGACGAGGGGCACTCACTCGCCGGGCTCGAGCGCGGCGAGGTCGACACCACATCCGACGCCGTCAAGGGCGCGATCGCCACGGGCCAGCTGGTCTGGGCCGAGACCGACACGAAGGGGAAGTAGATGCCGACCGGAGTTCAGGTCACCATCGGCGCAGCCGCCGGCGCAGGCGGCGGCGACCCCACCCTCGAGGCCCAGTACTTCCTGGCGGGCACGTCGCAGCGCGGCGACGTCACCAAGCCGATCATCGCCCGGTCCTACGCCGAGTTCACCGACCTGTGCGGGCTCCGCACCACGACCGGCTTCGCGCACGACTCGGTGCGCTCCTTCTTCGGGGAGAACGAGGGCGTCGGCCGGGTCGTGTTCGCCCGCACCGTCGGCCCGGGCACCGTCAACGCCGCCACGGTCACGCTGAAGGACCGGTCCGGCGCGGGCGGCGCGAACACCCTGGTCGCGACGGCGGCCAACCCCGGCTCGTGGGGCGCCGGAATCTCGCTCGTGATCACCGACGGTTTCATCACGAACACCTACAACGTCGCCGTCACCTACGGCGGGTCGACCGTGGAGACGTTCGCCAACCTCACCTCGCCGGCCGACGCGGTCACCGCGGCCGCGGCGTCGCTGTGGGTGCGGTTCACCAACGCCGGCTCGGTGCAGACCCCGCCGACCAACAACCCGCTGGCCGGCACCTTCGCCCTGGTCGGTGGCGCCGACGACGTCGCGAACGTCGCCCAGTCGCACCTGGTCGCGGCGCTCGACCGGTTCGGCCCGGAGTACGGGCCCGGCCTGGTCGCGATCCCCGGGCAGCCCACCACCGTCGCCGCGTCCCTGGCGACGCACTGCGCCGCGAAGAACCGCACCGGGGTCGTCTCGCCTCCGGCCGGGACCAGCTCGGCGTCCGCGATCACTCTGGCGCGCGGGCTGCGCTCCACGACGAACGCCCGCACGCTGCGCCTGGTGCACCCGTACGTGACGCTGCCCGCTGACGGTGAGGCCGGTGTCCGCACCGTCTCTCCGGAGGGCTTCTACGCCGGGCGCCGCGCCGCGACCATCGGCCGGGTCGGCGTGTGGCAGCCCCCGGCCGGCGACCTCGGCCAGGCCGTCTATGTCCTCGGCCCCGAGTACGTGATGACCACCACCCAGCGCGACGCCCTGGTCGACGACGCGATCGTGCCGATCGTCGGCACCCCGACCACCCGCATCTACGGCGACCGGTCGCTTGCCTCCGACGAGATCACCTGGCGCTTCGGCTCGTACACCGAGCTCGCCAACGCCCTCGCCTACGACTGCTCCGGCGCGATGGAGGGTCTGGTCGGGCGTTCCATCGACGGGCTGCGCGGGGGTTTCTTCGCCGACATGCGGACACGCCTGGTCGGGATCCTCGCGTCCTACGCCGACCAGGGCGGCCTCGCGCCGTCCGACGCAGACCCGGGCTACACGGTCGACCTGTCCGCGAACAACGCGACCACGCTCGGTCTCGGTCGGGCGCTGGCCGACGTGTCCTTCCGGCCCCCGGGTGTCGCCGAGCTCATCACCGTGCGGCTGACCAAGTCCGGCTTCACCACGATCGCTGCCTGAGAGGCCACGACATGACCACGCAGCCCTTCAGCCCGTCCCGCTCCGCTGACTTCCTCATCAGCGTGGAGGGGCTCGGCAACTTCGCCACCATCGACGCGATCGAGGTGTCCGGGCAGTCGACCTCGGTCTACGACGGCGGCGCGATCGAGCCCTACATCCTGGGCGGGCGCGCCTCCGCGGCCGAGTTCTCCCTGTCCCGGCCGTTCTCCTACGCCCGCGAGATGGACGTCTACCTGACGTACCTGCCCCTGGTGAACGCCAAGTACCTCAACGTGATGATCTACCCCACGGACTCCCAACTGCAGTCGCTCGGGAAGTACTTCCAGGGCCGCGCGCTGCTCACCTCTCTCACCCTGCCGGCGGTGGACTCCAACCAGGAGGGGGCGCCGACGGTGCCCCTGCTCGCGTGCAAGCTGCGCGCGCCGAAGTGGCGGGTGGCATGACCGAGCCGGCCTTCAGTTACGGCGGCCCGAAGTCGGTGGAGAAGCCGACGGGTCGAGCGGCCACGGTCGCCGAGAGGCTCCAGGCGCAGACGGTCGAGATCCTGCAGGCGACCGTGAAGGACTGGCCGACTCCGGCCCGCGAGGGTTTCGAGGTCAGCTACTGCACGTACCTCCCGCAGGGCGAGTGGGAGCTGCTGCAGACCGCGCACGAGAGCAACGGGTCCGCGCTGATCGCGGCCGTGCTGGTCCACCAGTGCCGCGGCATCCTGATGGACGGCGAGGCGTGCAACGGCGCCGACGGGGAGCCGCTGACGTTCAAGCACCCCGAGCTGCAGCAGCTGGTCGGCGCCGCCAGCGCGCACGACGCGGTGCGTCGCTGGTACATCCGCGAGGGTGACGCCGGCCGCGTGTGGTCCTCGCTGATGCGCGAGTGCGGCTGGGACCTCGGGGAGCCGCTGGACCCTACGCAGAGGTAGTCGACTGGCTGACCGCCCACCCGCACGTGCGGGAGGCGGTCGCGATGGCCGCTCGGCACGCCAACGTCAACGCGATGGACATCCTCCGCTCCGACGACATCGAGTGGCAGCTGTGGCGGGCCCTGACGCGCCTGACCCCCATGAACGGCAACGCCAGCACATCGTGACCGGGAAGGGGGACCGATGGCCGCCAGCAACACCGACGTCGCCATCCGGATCTCCGCGAAGAACACCGCGTCCCCTGTGGTGCGCCAGGCGAAGGCGGACGTCAAGGACCTCGAGTCCGCGACGAGCTCGCTGGGGAACCGCGGGTCGAAGTCGTTCTCCGACCTGAACAAGGCGACGCAGGGCCTGCAGTCGAGCCTCGAGCGGATGGCTACCCGCACCGTCGTCGGGCTGGGCGCTCTGACGGCCGGCGCTGTCGGCTGGGGCCTGAAGACGGCATCCTCGTTCGAGCTGTCGAAGTCCGCCCTCGGCGCGCTGAACGGCTCGGTGGCCGAGGGCAACAAGATGTTCGCCCAGCTGCAGAAGTACAACTTCCAGTCGCCGTTCAACTTCCAGGGCGTCACCGACGCGGCGCAGACCCTCATGCAGATGGGCGTGTCCGGCGACAAGGCCCTGGCGATCCTCAAGGGCATCGGCGACGTCGCGTCCCTGAGCACCGACCCGACGAACAACCTGACCGGCATGGCGCTCGCGATGGGCCAGATCTCCTCGGCAGGGAAGCTGTTCTCCCAGGACCTGAACCAGCTGACATCGAACCGGTTCCCGGCGTGGCGGCTCGCCGCCGAAGTCACCGGCAAGTCGATCGGCCAGCTGCGCCGGGAGATGTCCTCCGGCACCAGCATCCCCGCTGGACCGTTCGTGGCCGCCGTCGAGACGATGAACGCGCGGGCGCTCGCTGCGTACAAGGGCGGGGCGAAGAAGCAGAACGACACCCTGTATGGGCAGTGGTCGAACTTCAAGGACATGCTCGCGAAGAACCTCGAGCAGGGCATCCACCCGGTCGTGCCGGAGATCAAGAAAGAGATGCCGGTACTCGCCAAGAACTTCTCGGACGCGATCAAGGAGCTTGGCCCGCAGCTGCCGTCCCTGGTCGACTCCCTGGTGTCGATGGCGCCCGCCGTGGCCGACATCACGAAGGGTTTCGCCGACCTGGTCGGCGCCACCGCCCCGGTCGTCAGCGACGTCGCGCACCTGATGGGCCCGAAGGGCATGGAGGCCCTGCTGGGCGCCATGGTGGTCGGCGGCATGGCGCTGAAGCTCGCGGACACCGCCAAGTCGATCACCGCCATCGCGAAGGCGCTGCGACTGCTCGCCGCCGCTGAGGTCGTGGAGGACATCGCCGGCGGCGCCACTATCCCGGGCATCCCGGGCCGCGTCACGAAGCGGGGCCTGCGCCTCACCAAGGGCGGCCGGCTTGTCGCCGTGGGCGCAGGCGTCACCGCCAACGTCATCGCGCAGCAGGGCAAGGACTCGCTCGGCAAGGACGCCGCGACGGTCGGCTCCGCTGCCTTCACCGGTGGGATGATCGGCAAGACGTTCGGCTGGCCGGGTGCCGCCATCGGTACCGCCGCCGGCACGGCCGTCGGCGCCGCCGAGGTGGGCCTGCGTCGCACTACGCCTACCGTCGAGAACCAGCCCGGCACCGTCATGTCGCCCGCCGGTATCCCGCTGGGAGCCTCTTGGCTGGCTGATCCGAAGGCCGGCGGCACCACCATCCACGGCGGGGTGCACGTCCGCGTCGACCAGCCCAACGCGACGCCGACCGAGATCTCCGAGGCGGTCGCGGTCGGCATCGCGAACCACGTCAGGGAGCGCCAGGCGCGGGGCGGCGGCTGATGGCCACTGTCGCCGTCACGCGCCCGCGCGGGAAGCGCGGGGCCGGTCACCCGCACGTGACCGTCACGTCGACCGCGGGGACCGTGACCCTCGGTACGACGGACGAGAAGGTCGCGTACACCGGCCTCGGTTCCACCTGGGTGGAGGTCGACCGACCGGGCATCAACTCTCTCGCGCGCCGCTCGAAGCGGAACCGGCTCAAGGCCACCGTCACCGCGATGCTGATCGACGGCATGGGCGGCAAGACGGTCAACGAGCAGATCAAGGCGCTTGACCTCATCGGGGCGTCGTCGGCGACCTGCGGCGTCTCCTACGCCGAGATGGCGAACCACCGGTGGATCCTCACCGAGGCCACGCCGTCGACGATCGACCGGGCGCCGTTGACCAACGCCCTCAAGCACGCCGACATCACGCTTACTTTCCTGGTGCACGTCGACGAGCAGACCACCGTCGCCGTGTCGCGGAAGAAGACCCAGCCGTCGGACAAGGGCAAGACGAAGCGCAAGACGTACGTCGTGCGCAAAGGCGACACCCTCGCCAAGATCGCCGCCAGGGTCTACGGCAACGCCAACAGGTGGCACGAGATCGCGAAGCTGAACGGGATCCGCGCGCCGCACAAGGTGCTGAAGGTGGGTCGCCGGCTCAAGGTGTGACCGGTCTCACCAGTGGATGGCGCCCACGAGTGTCAGGTTGGTCAGCAGCCCAGCGGCTACCAGAACGACCCAGACCAGCGGGTGACGCCGCAGCCACGGTGTCTTCGTGTCGGTGTCGGCCATTATCGGTCCCCTCGTCGACGGCCCTGTCTTCTGAGTAGAGCATCGACAGGCGGTGCGTGATGCCTGAACGGGGGTCCCTGTGGCGTTCAAGCCCCTCCCCCCAGGGCCGAGCAACGACCCGTGGCTGATCAGCGGCGACATGATGGCCAACTACTGCAGCAGCGCCGGCTTCCGCGGCGAGGCGCTGGTCACCGCGATCGCCGTCGCGAAGGCCGAGTCCAGCTGGAACGCGCACGCCGAGAACTGGTCCGCCAACGACGCCAAGTGGGGTCCGGCGGTCGGTCTGTTCCAGGTCCGGGTCCTCAAGCACCCCGGCGACTTCTCCGCGTCCATGGACCGCCGGCGTGAGTACTGGTCGATGCGCCAGCCGCTGCCCAACGCGGTGTTCGCCTATGAGCTGTCCAGGGGCGGCAAGGTCTGGGAGCCCACCTGGGTGTCCCACAGCGACGGGTCGTACCGGAAGTACCTGGCTCAGGCGCGGCAGCTCGCGGCCAACGCCAGCACCGGCAACGACGCGCAGGTCGCCGCCGGCGTGCCGCTGGTCGCCAACGACTGGATCGACGAGGACCGCAACCCGATCCCGGTCAACCTCGGCGCCTCCGCGCATGCTGGCGAGATCGGCAACAGCGTCGTGTCGGCGACCGTCGACTACTCGATGGCCGAGTCGTCGCTGTCGCGGTTCGAGCTCGAGGACGAGCACGCCACGCTGCTGCGTACCCGACGCATCACCGAGGGCGTTCCGCTGAAGGTCGCGGGCCGCCGGCAGGTCATCACCGTCGTCGGCGGCAAGCAGGGCCCAGCCACGCAGCACATCACAGTCGAGTCCCAGCCGGCCGGCGTCGTCCGGCTGCGCGGGGTCACCCCGGCGATCGTGACGACCACCGCCGTGAAGTTCGCACGCAACCTGGCGAAGGTCGCCGGCATGCACTTCGCGGGCGGCCCGGCCTCCCCGAAGATCACCATCACCCCGGCTGACGTGCAGCTGGCCGGCACGGCCACCAGCCAGGCCCTCGACCCGGCGACCGGCCTGGCGCACGGCGGCCGCAAGGAGAACGCGTGGGAGGTGCTGCAGCGCCTCGCGAAGGAGTCGAAGGGGTACGTCTGCTTCGAGGCCGGCAATGTCCTGTACTTCGCCACCCAGAAGTGGCTGTACGAGCACGCCGGGACCGTGTGGGTGCAGGTCGGCAACGCCGCGTTCAGCGAGCCGCGGGACGGCATCGCGCTGCGCGCCGTGGGCGTGCCCGACATCTCCCGCACCATGAAGCGCGACGGGCTCAACCGCCCCTACCGGCACGTCGAGGTGTCGGTGAACCTCCCGCCGGGACCTGGTTACAACGCCCTGCCGGGGATGCGGCTGTGGATGGCGGAGCCCACCGGGCTGATCGGCGATGCCCGGCCCATGCTCATCACCCGCACCACCATCTCCGGCGGCGACCGCACCGCCCTGGTCCGCGTCCAGGCCGCTTCCTACTCGACGCCGGGAGACGTCGAGTCCCAGCCGACCACCGCGCACGACGACGGCACCGAGATCGGGCACACCCACTCCGCGCTCGACTTCGTCACCCTGTGTCTGCGGCAGAACGGTGACCGGTACGTGTTCGGCGCCGAGACCAAGCTGAGCGACCCGGACCCGGACGCCTTCGACTGCTCCGAGCTGGTGCAGTGGGCGTGCGCCCAGGTCGGGGTGACGATCCCGGACGGGTCTGGCGCCCAGGCCGCGCACTGCACGGGGATCCCGGTCGCCCAGGCTGGCACCACCCGCGGCGCGCTGCTGTTCCACCCGGGCCACGTCGCCGTGTCGCTCGGCGACGGCAAGCACACCATCGAGGCGATGGGCACCGCGTACGGGGTCCGCAAGGGCACCGTCGCCGGCCGGTTCACCTCCGGCGGCCTGATCCCAGGCATGAGCTACCAGTGAGGGGCTGAGGTGCTCGCCTTCCCGTTCCGCATCCAGGCGAACGGCCGCGCCGCCCTGGTCGGCGACGAGTCCGACGAGTCCGACGCGCAGCAGATCGCGTTCCTGCTGATGACCCGGGTCGGCGAGCGGCCTCTGAACCCGGAGTACGGCACTCCCGACCCGACCTTCGACACGACCGGGGTCTCCGAGGCCGACATCGCGGCCCAGGTTGCCGCCATGGGCCCGCCGGTCGACCTGACCGGGGTCAGTCTCACCCCGACCGCTGACGGTCTGGCCACCGTCGAGATCACCTTCAGCAGATAGGAGGCGACGTGCCCTCACCCGACGTCTCCGCCGTTGTGGACCTGACGCTGTTCGACGGCTCCACCTCCGACCTGGTCGACCGGGCGGCGGTGGACGCGGAGTCGAAGCTGCCTGAGGCGCTGCTGCCCGACGGTTCGCTCGAGATGGTCCTGATCGAGTCGCTGGCGCTTCTGGTCGGGGAGATCGGCTACGGCCTCAACCGGGTGCCGGGCGCTGTGCTCGAGTCGCTGCTCACCCGGCTGTACGCCATCCCGCGCTCGCCCGGTGTCCTCCCGACCGCCGCGGTGCAGATCACCCCGGCCGCGTCCGGCGCCTCGGTCCCGGTGGGGACGCTCGTGCAGCTGACGGTCGGCGACGACGTCGTGCAGTTCACCACCGACGAGGAGCTCACCATCGTCGCCGGCGGCCCGGCCACAGTCGTCCCGATCACCGGCACGGAGTTCACCGACCTGGCCAACGGCATCATCGTCGGCACGCCGGTCGACCTGGTCACCGACGTCACCGGCGTCACCAGCTCCGTGCTGTCCACGGCGGTCGGCGGCGGCGCCGGCCCGGAGGACGCCGAGCCCTACCTCGACAGGGCAGGGATCCGCTTGCAGCGCCTCACCGACACGCTCGTCATGCCGTCCCAGTTCGAGGCGTACGCCCTCGAGCAGCCCGGCATCTTCCGCGCGAAGGCGCTGAACAACTACAACTCGGCGACCGGGCTGACCGCCAACGGGCACCTGTCCGTCGCGGTCCTCGACTCCGCCGGCGCCCTGCTTTCCGCGCCGGCCAAGACGGCGCTGGCGACGGCCATGGATGACATCGCGCTGGCGAACCTCGGCGTCCACGTCTTCGACCCGACCATCACCGCGGTGCCCGTCACGGCCACGGTGCACGTGGTCGCCGGCGCCAGCACCAGCGCCGTGCAGGCGGCGTGCGTCGCCGCGCTGGACGCCTACCTGTCCCCGCTCAGCTGGGGCTGGGGCGCGACCGTGCGCCGCAACGAGCTGATCGCGATCCTCGAGGGCGTCGAGGGCGTCGACTACCTGACGACCGGGCACCCGACGGCGCCGGCCGCGGATGTGGCACTGACCGGCGCGGCCCCCCTGGCCGATGCCGGGACCCTGACGATCACGGCGGTGTGAGCAGATGGCCCTGCGCAGCTACGGCGGCGGCACCGAGGACTTCTACGAGGACGAGCTTGGGCACCGGCTGACCGGCACCGGCACGGTCTGGACCGCGCAGACCGGCGGCACCCAGATCGTCGCGGGGATCACCGACCCCAACGGCGGGACCGGCGGCAACGTGAAGACCGCCACCTCGCCGAAGGGCCAGGTGCAGTTTCAGATCACCGATGGTCCGGACTTCGTCTACGCCGACTTCGGCGGCGGCCGGGTCCGCCTCGAGGCCTGGGACGCGTACGTCACCACAGCGGTGGCAAGTGGCACCTATCCGTCGGTGGTCGCCGCCAGCGCCGCGTTCGGCGACGGTGCGACCGACGCGACCGCGCACATCCAGTCGAAGATCGACCTGCTAGGCGGGAACCCGGGCACGATCTGGCTGCCGGTCTCCGTCGGCGCGTACATGCTCACCGCGCCGCTGGTGCTCCACAACGGGCAGAACCTCGTCGGGGCGGGGATCAGCATCGGCGTCGGCGGTGGAAGCAACGACACGGTGTGCCTGCGCGCCAAGGCCGGGTTCGCCGGGGCCGCGATGGTCAAGTCCTACTCCTGGGACAACGGCGGCTGGTGGCACTGGGGCTCGGTCCAGAACATGCGGATCGACGCCGACGGCAACGCCGCCGCCTGCATCGCGATCCACCAGATGGGCGAGAACTCGGTTCTGGAGCGGGTGTTCGTCAAGGGCGCGACCGACTCGAACATCATCCTGACCGGGGCGCACGCCCCGGCCACGCTGCGGCACGTCTCCTCGAACAACGCGACCAACTACGGGCTGAAGCTCACCGTCCACCCGTCGACCTACGCGGCCGACGGCAACTCCGGCGTGGCCTACCTCGACGGCTACTCCGGCGACAACCACGGCGTCGCGCACCTGTACGGCGACGGGTCGCACCAGATCGAGATGCGGGGCTGGAAGTCCGAGCGCTGCCCGGTCGGGATCGTCATCGCCGGGTCCGGCACGGGCGGCGCGGCGACGACGCTGACCGTCTCCGGAAAGATCAACGCCGCCGGGATCGGCAGCCCCACCGACGTCATCAAGATCCAGGGCACGGCCCAGCCGTTCATCGACTACTCCGGTCTGCGGCAGACCGGGTACACCAACATGATCAACGACACGGTGCTGACCCGTGCGATCGTGGTGGGCTCCCCGTTTTCGAACCAGCCGACCAGCGGCTTCTACTCCGGCACCGTGTTCATGGACGCCGAGTTCGTGCTCGGCCGTGGCCGCGAGATCAAGGTGCTCCGCACCGACAACGGCAACCTGTTCCCGGTCCTGTACCAGCAGACCGACCTGTCGATGCGGCTCAAGGGCGTATCCGGGCCGGGCTGGCAGATCCGGGACTCGTCGGACAACCTGCTGCTCGAGGCCGGGTCGACCAACAAGGTCAAGCTCTCGACCGCGATGACGCTGAGCCGCACCGCCTCGACCCTCGCGGCGAACGGCGCGGTCACGATCGACTCGTCGCTCGGCAACACGTTCACCGTGACGCTCCAGGCGAACGCCACCTCATCGTCGATCACGAACCCGGTCACCGGCCGGCAGATCACGATCACGTGGTTGCAGGACGGCACCGGCGGCCGGACCTACGCCTGGCCCGCCAACTGCAAGTTCGCGGGCGGCACCGCCCCCGCGGACACGACGCTGAACAAGCGGTCGACGGTGACGTTCGAGTACGACGGCACCAACTGGAACGAGATCAGCCGCGCCGTCGCCGTCGGTTGACCCCGCCCCATAGGGACCGGCTATCAGGCTGTTCGCTCACCACAACTGAAGACCCCTGGAGGTGCTGCCGGTGCCTATCCCCGCCCCCCCAGCCGGCACCGGCAGCACCCTTCCCCCGCCGTTCGGGCCCGCCCCGGACGACCCGCTGGTCGCCCCTGACGGCGTCACCGCGTCGCAGTTCACGCTGCGCTGGTTCGCGTCCCTCCCGGAGTTCGTGCGGGTCTCGGATGCCGCGCAGGACTGGCAGCTGCTGCGCTACATGAGCCTCATCGGCGACCAGGCCGACGTCCTCGAGCAGCTGCACGAGCGCATCGACTTCACCCCGCTCGACGAGGAAGGCGACGCCACCCCGTCGGCGCTGGTCGACCCGGACACCGCGGACGCCGCGTGGCTACCGTGGCTCGCGCAGACCGTCGGCGCCCGGGTCGACGGGCTGACCACGGCCGCCGCCCGGGTCGCCGTCGACGCCGCGGCCAGCGGCTGGCGCGCCGGGTCCAAGGGCGCGATCGCCGCGGCCGCGCGCACCGTGCTGACCGGCACGAAGTCGGCGAAGGTGTTCGACCACTCCGACGGCGTGCTCGCGATCGGCGCCGCCGGCGACTGGGACGTGCTGATCCTCACGAACATCACCGAGTCCCCGACCTCCGCCGAGGTCATCGCCGCCGTCGACGCGGCCGGCGCCCGGCCGGCCGGGGTGAACCTGCACCACCTGGCCTACACGGCCACCTGGGCGCAGCTGGCCGCGGCGTACCCCCACTGGTCCGAGCGCAACGGTCTGACGTGGCGCCAGATCCACACGACAGGGATGTGACCCGATGGCGAAGAGCCTGACCGCACGGTTCGGTCTGCAGCGCTGGTCCGCGGACGCCGACACGCAGTCGCGGTCCGAGTTCGACAACGACAACGCGCAGACGGAGCTGCTCGGCGCCATCGCCCGGCAGGGCGTCGCCGCGGCGCGCGGCTCGGCGTCGACGTGGGCCCGATCGACGTACTGGTCGACCGACACGGGCGCTCTCGACTACTCCGACGGCACGACCTGGCAGCCTGTCCCCGCGCTGGCCGCGCCGCGCGGCGCCCTCGGCTACGCGGAGATCAACGCCTCGGTGACCGGCTTCACGAGCACGGACACCGACCTCGTGTCGGTAGGCGTCACCGTCGCCGGTTCGACGAACCGGCGGCTGCGTCTCACCGCCGCGATCTACCTGAGCTCCACCGTGGCCGGCGACCTGGCGCAGGTGTCGCTCCACAACGTCACCGATGGCGGCCAGTCGCGGATCGCCTACGTCCCGCTGACGACGGACACCTTGTCCCACACGGTCGTCAGCCACCTGCCCGCCGTCACCCCCGGGGCCAAGACCTACAAGGTGTCTGCGAAGCGGTTCAGCGGCACCGGGACGCTGACCGCGTTCGCGACGACTTCGAGCAAGGCGGCGTGGCTGCTCGTCGAGGACATCGGGGTCTGACATGTCGCTGCGCGCGCGCCTCTACCTGCTGCTCGCCGCGGTCCGCAACGGCGGCATCGGCATGCTGCTCCTCACCCGCACCGACGTGTTCCGCGGCGGCGAGTTCGCCAGCCTGGACCGCATCCTCCCGCTGTGGCTGTGGGGGACGATGCTGGGCTTCGGCGGCCTCCACCTGCTGTGGTGCTCCTGGTTCCACGACGAGCCGCAGGCCCGCCTCGCGCTCGGCATGTCCGCCGTGTTCTGCGCCATGTTCGCCTGCGCCTGGGCGATCGTCGCCGCGCGCGGCCAGGAGTCTGCTGTCATCGAGGCCATCCTGTTCGGCACCCTCGCCGGCAAGGACCTCCTGCAGGTCGCCGACGCCCCCCGCCTCGTCTTCGAGGAGCTCACCGACTCCCTCGTCGAGCCTGCCCCTGCCCTGTCCCTGAAGCACCCGCGGGGCGGGTAGTGATCGACCCGGCGGCGCTGCTGACCGCGGTCACCGGGGCCGTGGTCGGAGTCGCCGGGGTCGCCCAGGCCAACCGCGGCCGCCGCGAGCTCCTGCGCCAGCAGCAGGCCGCCACCTCCGTCGCCTCCTCCCAGCTGCACCTCGAGGAGACCCAGCAGGCCCTCGCGGCGCAGGCCGCCGTCATCTCCTCTCTCGAGCGGCAGGCCGACCGGGCCACGTCCCGCGCCGAGCAGGCCGAGAAGCGCGCCCAGTACGCCGAGATCCGCGCCCGCACCGCCGAGGAAGCCCTCGCCGAGTGCCACACCCAGCTCGAGGAGCAGCGTGAGCGAGACACCTGACCCGCCCGCCGACGAGGAGGGCCTGGTCGTCGACCTCGGCGATGTCACCGTCGCGGAGTTGCCCCAGGACCTGCTGCCGGTCGACCCGCCCGACTTCGACGACTGCGAGGAGGGCTCGTGACCCAGCAGCACCTGGCGACCTGGCTCCTCCCGGTCTTCCGCGACGTCGGCCTCGACGTCAAGACCGTCTCCGGCTGGGAGGGCCGCGGCCGGCCGGAGTCCACTGGCGGTCTGGCCCCGCACCCGGGCGTCCTGAACCACCACACCGGCTCCAAGTCCGCCGGGCCGCACCCGTCGCTCGGCCTCCTCGTCCGCGGCCGCGCCGACCTGCCCGGCCCCCTGTGCAACTTCTCCACCGCCCGCAACGGCGTCGTCTGGCTCGTCGCCGCCGGCCGCGCCAACCACGCCGGCGTCGCCCGCCGCTCCGGCCCCATCAAGAACGGAGACGGCAACGAGGAGATGTTGGGCAACGAGGTCGAGACCTCAGGGTTCGAGGAGATGCCCGACGTGCAGCGCGACGCCGTCGTGCTCGCCAACGCCGCCGCGCTTCGCCACCTCGACCACGACGCCTCTTGGGCCCGGCTCCACGCCGAGACCAGCGTCACCGGCAAGTGGGATCTCGGCGAGCACGGCCACACCATCAGCGCCGCGCAGCTGCGCCGCGACATCGCCGACATGCTCGAGCGGCTGCGCCCGGCCAAACCGCGCGCCAGCACCCTGCCCAAGGTCGATGTCTCCCGGCTCATCCACGCCTTCCACACCGACGGCGCCCACCGGCGCACCCCGAAGTCGCAGGGCACCTACCCGCACGGCACCCGCCTCGTCGAGGCCGCACTAGCCGACCTGCACTTCCTGTCCACCCGATACGTCGGCGACGGGTACGCCGGCCCGCAGACCGTCGAGGCCTACCAGGCCTACCAGCGGGCCCTCGGCTACCGCGGCCCCGACGCCGACGGCATCCCCGGCATGACCTCCCTCGTCCAGCTCGGCCACCGCACCAAGCGGTTCGCCGTCGTCGCCTAGGAGGCGCCTTGTCCGACCGCCCAGAGCCGGTCCTCGCGGCCGGCCGCACCGTCGCCGCCATCACCGCGTCGCTGTCCGCGCTGGCCACCGTCGCGGTCACGCTGGGCGTGCTGTCCCAGACCGACGCCGACACGCTGCAGACGTCGCTGACCGCGATCGTCGGCGCCGTCCTGACCATCGTGAACGTGGTGCTGCCGCTGTGGCACGCCTACCGGGCACGCGCCCTCGTGACGCCGCTCTCGTCCCCGCAGGACGCGGCAGGCCGCCAGCTGGTGCCGCTGCCGATCCCGCCGATCACCACCAGCGGCTCCGGGCACAACGTCACCACGACCTGGGCCGTCCCTCTGAAGCCCCCGAGCGACGCCGGGCTCACCGCGACCGAGCTGTGCATGATCGTGATCGCCGCCGGCGTCGTCGTCATCGCCCTGGTCGCCCTGTTCGGCCGCCCCTGACCGTGCAGGCCGCCGTCGTCGACCTCGTCCAGGCCCACCTGCGCGTCACCGCCGCCGAGTGCCAGTGCGGCGCCCGGTTCAACCCCAACCGCCGCGAGTACTGCGAGCACCTGGCCGCGGTCCTTGACGCCGCCGGCTGGCTCCGGCCCACGCCCATCCCGCCGCACGGCGGCCGCGGCACCGCCCAGTAACCGCACCCGCCGCACGACAGACCGCCCCGCTCGTCTCCTCACGGAGGCGGGCGGGGCGGTTCTGCGTTGTCAACCTGGCAGGTAGGTCCACGTGACGTACCCGGCGTCGTCCATGACCGTGACCCGGGCCTGCTCCACCCCGCGAGGCATCGTGACCTCGCAGTAGTTGACGCTCCCGCGGGCCGCGGACATGCGGTCCGGGCAGTTGACGTGGACCTTGTGCACGCCATGGGCGAGTCGGTCCTTGATGATGGCGCGCTCGATCCGCGCGTCGTCCAGGCTGGCGAAGGCGTTGGTCGCGTAGCCCCAGGAGTAGAGGCCGGCGGTGACCAGGGCCACGCAGCTGAGCAGGATCGCCGGCCAGGCGGCGCCGGTGCCACCGGCTCGCCCGAGCAGCCAGTCCAGGCGGCCGCGGTCAGGCATCTGCGGTCTGCGGACGGCGACGAGCAGCAGCCCGAGCGGGCCGATGGCCACGCAGACGAGCGCCTCGGCGAGCCCTCGACCCTTGGCCCTGGCGACGGCCGCCGCGGCGACGATGCTCGTCGCGGTCATCGCGACCAGCGCAACCCATCCAGCGACGTTCATGCGTTCCCCCTCGACTCCCCCTCATCATCGGCAGGTCGACCGCCGCGCTGGAAGGGGCGAAGGTCAGGCGTGGTAACCATTCAAGATCGTTCCCGTGCACCCCTGGTGCACCCGGAGCACCGTTTCCCAGCGGACACCAGCGGACGCCAGCGGGAAGAAACCGCAGGTCAGGAGCACAATGGAGTCGCTGACCTGCGGGTCTGGCTTCCCTGACACGGAAGAGGTCACAGGTTCAAGTCCTGTATCGCCCACCAGCATCACCGCAGGTCAGAGGCCCTTTCGCTCCCGGATCACCGGGGTGCGGAGGGGCCTCCGTCGTTCCCGTGCACCCCTGGTGCACCCTGACGCCACGCCCACGCACCCAGTACCGCCTCGTGCGCGTCCGGCGCGTGATGCGAGTAGCGCTCCGTCGTGCGGTAGTCCTCGTGACCGAGCAGCGCCTGCACCCGGTACAGGTCGACGCCGGCCTGGACCAGCCAGGTCGCCGCGGTGTGCCGCATGACATGCGGCCGGCGGTACGGCACCTTCGCCCGGGCGAGGGCCGGCGCCCACACCCGCCGCCGGAAGTTCGACTCGTCGAGCGGCCCGCCCTCCGGGCCGGCGAAGATCAGCGCCTCTCGCGGCCGGCCCACCATCAGCGCCGACATCGCCCCGAGGAGGTCCGGCGGCAGCGGCGTCGTCCGGCGCGACCGGCCCGACTTCGGGTGCTCCTTGACCCGGTGCGCCGGCAGCGTGCCGCACGGGCACGGCGTGCCGCCCTTGCGCGGCAGCACCCGCCAGATCGACGCCTGCCCGCGCATCCAGTCCACGTCCGAGCCGTGCAGCGCCGTCATCTCCCCCCACCGCGGCCCGACCGTGGCGCCCAGGTCGACCAGCGTGCGGAACGGCTCGGCCAGCTGGCGCAGCACCGCCGCGTGCTCGTCGTGGGTGAACCATTCCGGCGCCCGGACCGTCAACGTCGGCAGGGTGACGCCGCGGCACGGGTTGCGCGGGATCAGCGGCGGGTCCTCGTCGGCCGCGGCCTGCAGCAGCGTCGACAGCAGGTTGACGCAGGCGTGCACCGTCGGGGCGCCGACGCCGGCCGCGCCCATCGCGTTGACCCAGCCGCCCACCTCGAGCCGCTTCACCGCCGCCAGCGGCCACGAGCCCCACCGCGGCTCGACGTGGTTGCGCCAGTGCGACTCGTTGCGCGCCGCCGTCGAAGCCGCGACCACGCGCGCGGTCATCCACCGGCGGTGCCACTCGGCGACGGTGATCCGGCCGGCCGCCGGGTCCACCCAGGAGCCGCGCGAGAGCTGCGCCTCCTGCTCGCGCGCCCAGTCCGCCACGACCCGCTTGAGCGGGTCGGACTTGGTGACCTGGCGGCCGGACGGGTGCTTCACGATGGCCTGCCACCGTCCCGACGGCAGCCGGCGGAAGTGGGCCATGGCGATCGCTCCTATCCGGTGTGGTCGTCCCGCACCAGCTGCAACCGTGGCGGCTGGTAGACGGCAGGGAAGCGCTCGTCGAGCAGGCGCAGCGCCTCGGCCAGGGCCTCGACCCCGTCCTCGGTGATGAGCTCCGAGCGGATCAGGAGGGTCGCGACGCCGCCGCGCACGGTGGCGGTCACCGCCTGGTCCTCGTCGAGGAAGTCGGATCGAACGATGGACACGAGCACGTGGCCCCCTAAGGCCGGGCGCCTTCTGCGCCCGTCAAGAAATCCCCCATGAACCCCTTGGAGCGCCGAGGACTGGAGCGCTGCGACGGGGTTCCCGCGTTCGGCAGGTTAGCCCGTCCTTACCTTGATCGTCGGAGCCGTCACAGTTCGTGGCGCTTGTCACTCTGCCTGCGCTTGCGGGCGACGACGATGTCCGGCGTCTCCAGCTCGAGCGGCAGCATCGCCAGCAGGTGCACCTGGTTGATCAGGTGCTCCTTCGCCTTGGGCATCAGGTCGGAGCCCTTCACCGCCTCGACGACGGCGTCGACGTCGACCGGCTTGAGGGCGGGCACCGGCGCGAGCTTCGTGGTGGCCGGCGTCGGCTCGGGGCCGCCTGCGAGGTAGCGCTGGATGGACCCGCGCTCCCACTCGAGGGCGACCTCGATCTTGCGGTACGTGAGCGGCCGGACGGTCTTCCCGTCGCGCACGTTGTAGTAGGACGCCCGGGACAGGTTGACGGGCGCCAAGAGATCGGCGACGTGCGTGAGCATCTGCTCCGCACGCTCCTCGACGAGCTGTCCGAGCCGTCCAAGTCGGTCAATCTCGGCCATGGCGAGCATCCTTGCACCACTTTCCCTGAATATCTAGACGCGCCTAGACGCATATTAGAACACCAAGGGACGGCAAAAATACCTGCCCAGCGCACTTTTTCACTCTCGTGCGCCACTACTTCGGCGCGTCTAGATGTCCAAGTGCTTGCTTCCGTGTCTGTGCGCGTCTAAGTTACACACGTGGCAAAGACGCGGACGGCAAGCACGATCGAGGTCAACGGCTACGCCGTGCGGGCCATCCGGATGCACGCCGGTCTCACCGTGGCCGCCATCGCCGCCGCCGCCGGGATGACCACCGGGTCGCTGCGCAACATCGAGATCGGCCGCCGGCCGCGGATGAGCCCCGGCGCCTTCAACGCGCTCTGCCGGGCGCTGGCGCTGCAGGACCACCGCGCGATCCTCGCCCACCCGCAGGGCATCCCGGCGCTCGCCGAGCAGGCGTCATGAGCACCCAGCTGCACTCCGTCGCCGAGGCGGCCCGTCGTCTGTCGTGCGGACGGACCCACGTGTACGACCTCATCGCCGCCGGCCGCCTCAAGGCCGTCAACATCGGGCTCGGCCGGGTGCAGACCCGGATCTCCGAGGCGGAGCTCGAGCGGTTCCTCGGCCGCAACCAGGTCGGGCGGGCGTCATGACCGCCGTCGACCCGCGCGATCTCGACCGCTTCTACGACCAGTGGCGTCTCGCGCGCGACGCGGTGCGCGACGGGCTGGAGGAGCGGGCCGCGATCCACCTGCGCGCCTGCGAGCTCTATCTGGCCCGCGCCAGACGCACCACCTAGCAATGCGCGCGACCCCCGCCGCAGCAACGGACGGGGGTCTCGGGGAACGCGCAACCAGTCTCGCATCCGAAAGAGGGAACGCCGTGAACGACGGCAACACGAACGACCCGCCGGGCCCCGACATCTGGGCCGAGATCCGCCCCGCCTTCGAGCTCGAGTGGGTGCTCATGCTCATCGAGAACGACCTGCTGCGCGAGGACCACGCGATGGCCCGCTGGCGCGAGCTCGTCGACATGGTGTCCAGCCCGGCCAAGGCATGAGCCGCGGCGGGCTCCGCGCCCTCGCCATCTCCACCGCGGTCTGCGGCGTCTTCTGGGCCGCGATGCTCGCGCTCCTGCTCGGCGTCCCCGCCTACCGCGTCGCCACCAGCCTCGTGCAGCTGGCGCTGTGGGCCGCGATCGCGGCGGGCGTCGCGCTCTGCGTCCAGAGCGAACGCCGCGCCCGGGCGCAGCAGCGAGCAGACCGACCAACCACACCCACGCAGCGACGGAGCAACCCATGACCGACCAGCCCGAGCACGCCCGCACGTCACCGCACCACCTCGAGGCGAAGAGCTGGGAGTCCCCGGCTGAGGTCGCCGAACGCCTCGGGATCAGCACCAAGACCGTCCGCCGGCTCATCACCGAGGGCCGGCTGAGGGCCTACCGCATCGGGCCGAAGCTGCTGCGCCTCGACCCGGCCGAGGTCGACGCGATGGTCGCCGAGCGCACGTCATGACCGACCAGCCCGAGCACACCAGCGACGCGCACGTCCTCGACGAGGACCAGGTCGGCGCGCTGGTCCGCGCCTGGCGCAGCATCGAGGCCCGCCGCCTCGAGCTCGTCGACGAGCAGGTCGAGGTCAAGGCCAAGATCCGCAAGCTGCTCGCCCCCGGCGACAAGGTCTACGTCGACGGCAAGCCGGTGTCCTGCCAGGCGAACCGCCGCTTCGACGTCGAGCGGGGCGCCGCCCTGCTCGACCCGGCCGTGCGCGAGATCTGCAAGGCCGAGGGCTACGACCCGCGCAAGGTCAAGCACCACCTCAGCGCCGCCCTCCTCGACGCGTGCATGGTCGAGCAGGGCGAGCCCAAGGTGGTGCTCGCGTAGTGGCCCTCCCCCCGCGCCCCTACGAGTGGGCGCTCGACGCGCCCGCCGTGGACCTGCCGGCGGGCAGCGAGGACAAGGCCATCAAGGCCGCGCTCATCGACATCATCAAGCAGGCCGCGGCCAACGCCCCCCGGTCGCAGCAGACCGCGCTCGGCCCGTCCGAGATCGGCCACCCCTGCGACCGCCGGCTCGGGCACAAGCTCGCCGGCACCACGCCGGCCAACACCGACTCCGACCCGCTGCCGTCCATCCTCGGCATCGGCTTCCACGAGTGGGCCGCGCAGGCGTTCGCCGCGCACCCCTCCAAGGAGTCCAGCCAGAAGGCGACGCACAACGGCACCGTCATGGAGTGGCTGGTCGAGCAGCGCGTCCAGGCCGCCACCTGGTCCGACGGGTCCACCCTCGACGGGTCCGGCGACCTCTACTGGGTGCCGCCGCGGGCCGTGCTCGACTGGAAGGTCCTCGGCAAGACGTCGATGGACAAGCTGAAGCGGGAGGGCCCGAGCAGCACCTACCGGGTGCAGCTGCACACCTACGGCGTCGGCTACCTGATCCGCGGGCTCGCGCCCAAGCGCGTCGGCCTGGTCGCCATCCCGCGCGCCGGCCGTCTCGACGGCATGCACGTGTGGACCGAGCCGTTCGACCCGTCGATCGCGGCGCAGGCAATCCAGCGCGTGGACGCCATCCGCACCCTGGTCGCCGGCGCCGGTGACGCGGCGCTGCCGCTGCTCGAGCGGGCCGACGGGCCGTGCGCCTGGTGCCCGTTCTGGAAGCCCGGCGACGTCGACCAGCCCGAGCTCGGCTGCCCCGGCGCCGAGGGCGCCAAGAGCTACGCGTACGCGGCCTCGCCGCGGCGGCACGACGACGACCCCGCATCACTCATCGCCTGACCCATCAACGCCCGACCCACCAACGCCCGACCCACCATCACGCCTGACCACCAGCTGGCTGGCATCGACACAGGAGCAACGCAATGACACAGACCGTGAACGACTTCCTCCTCGGCGGCGGGGCGGCGTCGGCCAAGTTCGCGCAGCTCGGCGACACGGTGACGGGCACCATCACCGTCACCCCGCAGCTGCGGCAGCAGACCGACTACAAGACGAGGAAGCCCATGTTCTGGGACGACGGGCAGCCGAAGATGCAGGTGGTCGTCACCCTGCAGACCGACCAGCGCGCCGCGGCGGACGACGACGGCACCCGCTCGGTGTACATCAAGGGCGACATGCAGCGGGCGACCCGGGAGGCGCTGCGCGCGTCCGGGGCGAAGGGCCTCGAGGTCGGCGGGACGCTGACCGTCGTGTTCGTCGGCGAGGAGCCGACGTCGGGCGACCCGAAGAAGCTGTACCAGGCGACGTACCTGCCGCCGAGCAACGCCGCCGTCAACGCGTTCGTCACCGGCCAGGTGGCCCAGCAGCCGCAGCAGCCGATGCAGCAGGTCCCGCAGACCGGCTGGGACCAGCAGGTGCAGCAGCAGGGACCGCCGCCCGGGTGGGCAGCACCCGCGCCGCAGCAGCCGATGCAGCAGCCTGTCCAGCAGGTGCAGCAGCCGCCGGTGCAGCAGCAGCTGCCGCCGCAGGCTCCGGCCCAGCCGGCCGCCGTCGACCCCAACGTGGTCGCCGCGTTCCGCAACCTCCCCCCGGACCAGCAGGACGCCCTCACCAAGGGCCAGCCCGCGCTGCGCGCCGCCCTCGGCCTCCCCGCCGCCTGAACCGATGAACGCCACCCGTCGCTTCGGCGACCCCGACCCGCCGACCCGCCTCGAGGCCGAACGCGACGCCGCGCAGGACCAGGCCGACGCCGAGCGCGCCGAGCTGGCCGCGCTGCTGCGCGACAACTACATGGGGCCGCGGTCCGACATCGGCGTCCGCTCCTGCTGGGAGCGCATGGCCGACGCGATCCTCGACACCGGATGGACGAAGGCGTCATGAGCGGCCCGCGGTTCCTCACCGGCTGCGTCGCACTCGCCGCGGCGCTCATCACCTGGGGCACCCTCGACTGGATGCGCGTCACCCGCGGGCGCGCGGCATGAACCGCTGGGAGAGCACCGGGCACCACGAGCGCATCGACCCCGCCCAGCTGGTGACCGCCAACCTGCTGATGGACCGCGAGGTCGCCGAGGCCACCCGGCGCCGCGAGCACTACTGGTTCGCCGTCGTCGCCTTCAAGGTGACCCCGCCCCTGCAGGACGGGGCCATCCTCGACCACGAGTCGATCCGCCAGGCGCCGCTCGTCGGCTGCTTCATCTGCGAGCAGGCGTGGACGCCCGAGGTCGACCGGCGCTGCCCGGGTGAGCCGTCATGACCATGTCCGACTGGCAGAGCCAGCACAACCGAGACCTCGCGCTGATCGAGTCCCTGCGCGAGCAGGTCGCCGCCCTCACCGACCAGCTCGCGGCCGCCACCATGCGGGCCGAGACCGCCGAGGCGCTCATCCCGCGGCAGCGGCCGGGCGTCGGCACAGGCGAGCGCTTCTGATGACCACCACCACAGACCCCCGGCAGCATGGCTCCCCCCTGGGCGTGCTGCCGGGCCCCGGCCCGGCCGACCCTTGCCCACCTCCCCCGGGGCAGGGTCCGGCCGGGCCCCTCACCCGCGTCCTCGCCATCGACCCGGGCAGCACCGAGTCCGCCTACGCCGTCGTCGACGTCGCGACCCGCCGCCCACTCGACTTCGGGAAGATACCCAACAGGGACCTGCTCGACCGCCTCCGGCACGACACCGACCTCTTCGTCGACCGGTGCGCGATCGAGATGATCGCCTCCTACGGCATGTCCGTCGGCGCCGAGGTCTTCGACACCTGCGTCTGGATCGGCCGCTTCCACGCCGCCATCGAGTACGCCGGCGGCCGCGAGCCGAACCTCGTGAAGCGCCACCCCGTCAAGCTGCACCACTGCCACGACAGCAGGGCGAAAGACTCCAACATCACCCAGGCCCTGGTCGACCGGTTCGCCCCCGACCAGCCGAACCGCGGCAAGGGCACCAAGGCGAACCCCGGCTGGTTCCACGGCTTCGCCGCCGACGTGTGGCAGGCGTACGCCCTCGCCGTCTACGTCGCCGACACCCTGCCCGCGGAAGTGTCGGCATGAAGGGGCTCACGGTCCACATCGACCTGCCCACCAACGACGCGGCCGAGGCGTGGCGCGTCGCCGCCCTGGTCGCGGGCACCGTCGAGGACCACTTCGAGCTCGAGGTCGACGCCCGCGACCTGGCCGTCACCCGCACCGTCGACTGGTCCCTGCACGAGGACGACCCCGACGCCGACGACTTCGAGCCGCGGCCCGTCGAGACCCTGCCCGCGTCCGGCGGCGTCCTGTGACCGCGCAGCCGGGAACCCCTCTCACGACAGGGGGGGGGGCAGACATGGCGATGCGCCAGTCGACCATTGACCGGCTCGAGGACTACGACGACCTCGCAGCGCAGGGCTACACCATCAACCAGGCCGCCGCGCGGCTCGGCATGACCCGCGCCGCCCTCGACAAGCTGCTCTCGCGCCGCCGCGACGAGCAGCCCGACACGTTCGACCCGGAGGCCATCGCCCGCCGCGTCGCCGAACGCGAGCAAGCAGCGCCCAAGCCCAAGCCCACCGGGCCGATGTCGCGCATCGAGGGCTCCTGCGTGACCGGGACCGGCCAGGCAACGCACGTGCCGCTGCCGCGGCGCA